CGACCTGGAAGTCCTCCGGTAGCTGCTCGAGCGTGAACTCGGTGCCCTGGTCGGTGGAGTAGATGCTGGGGTCCTGGGCCTGCATCAGGCGCAGCGACAGGTAGCCGCTTTCGGCCAATTGCCGTTCGATGCGGGCGGCTTGATCGATCAGCCGCGGGCTCGAGGTCCGCACCAGCGTCTGGGCGTGGATGCCGGCGCGCACGCCCGGCTCGCCCTGGCCGGACATGACCGGCGAGAAGCCGGAAGACTCGTCGAACAGCTGAAAGAGGAACTGGAGCTCCTCCATGTATCCCTGCGGCGGCGGCTCGGTGAGCTTTTGAGCTTTTGCGTTCGGGTTGGGGTCGTTGATGAAGCCGCCCTCGGAGATGATCTTGAAATACTGCTCCTCGGTGACGCTGGTGAAGCCGGAGAAGACCTGCGGGGCGTTCGCGTTGCGGTCCCACATGACCTTGAGGTCGCGCATGCGTTTGTTCAGCACGTCTTGCAGCATCTGGACGTCGGCGAGCAGCGACCGGCCCCAGAAGTATCCCGGCGTCGGCGCTGATTGGACCTTCACGAACGGTTGGCGTCCGGGGATTTTTGACAGGTTGCGGCGGGTGTGTTTCCCCTCGATCAGGATGTCGGGGTAGACCATCTGCAGCGTCGTGTAGTCACCGCCGCGGTCGGCGTCCCGTATCCAGATTTCACAGAACCTCACCGTTTGCCAGATGCGCTTGGTCGGCCGCCACGGGGTCGGAGTGGGGAACACCGACACGATGCCGGCGGCGCTCGGAGTGTCGTTGGGCTCGCCCAGCGGCTGCATGCCGCCCACCATCATCTGGTGAAAGTAGGTTGGCTCCTCGTCGGATTTTTCCTCTTTGTTGGCCTGCAGAACCTGGGCGATGATCTCCTCGGGGTTGGGATAGTCGCCTTCGTCGAGCATCGATCGCAGCTGCGACACAGTCGGAAACGAGACGTGAACGAACGCCTCCTGGTCGTCGAGCGCCAGGGTGGTTTCGCTCAGAACTCCAAAATGCTGCGGATGCACGGGAGCGATGCGGAATCCGTCCTTGGCGGGGGTGTGCTTGATGATCTGACAGCCGTTGATCAGAGCCCAGGTGACGGCTTCCGCGAATTTGATATCAGAGTCGGTAGACCGGTAATCGGCGGTCAGCTTCTCGCTGGCCACCTGCGCGCGCTGTAGCACGTCCTCGGGCTCGGTCGAATCGTAGATGATGGAAAACCTGACATCGGTCGGCTGCATCAGGAAGCCGGACAGCTTGTCTATGAACGGCTTGCATTTGTTGTAGATCGACGCGCGGCTGTCGTAGCAGCCTTGATAGTAGTATTGCGAGGCGCGGGTGATGACCATGGCTCGCTCGTCCGCCGAGGTCAGCATCTCGTCGGTTATTTCCTGCGCCCACGGGCCAAGCGTTTCGGCGTCCTTCGGGAGCTTGAGCATTCACCACACCTTGACGGACAATTTTTTGGAGTTGGCGATGTAGTCGGGCATTGTCTGGATGATATCGAGGCTCGAGCCGTGTTGCATCCGGGTTTGTCGCCCCATCGCGAGGGCCGACTCGAGCGCCTCCGGGTTGACGCCGCCCCAGTTGCCTTGGGGTTTGGTGCTGCGGTTGTCGTCCTTGTAGCGGACCTTCGGCGCAATGCCTTCCCGGCGCGACAGATTGATGTCGGCGACCCCGTAATCGTTGGCGGCGATGTCTTCGGCCAGCGCGACCGCCCGCGCGCGGTTCGACCCGACGATGGCCGGAGCGACGAACTCCTGTGCCATGGGCTTGAGCGCGCACTCCGGACATTCCGGCGGCGGCTCGTCCCATTGCGAGGACTCCAGCGTCACCCGCATGGTGTGGTTGCAGAACAAGCAGCAGTACGTGCGGACGATTGGCATATCAGAACCTCTGAATGCGCGATGTGGATTTCACATTGATTTTCTTCAAATGTTGACTGAAGGCGAACGACAGCACCGTACCGGGATTCTGCGGCGGCCTCTCCCCGTTGACCGAGTCCCAGGTGTAGTCGCGCGCCACCAAGCCGGGACGCTGCATTTCGACCCAGACGTGATGCGCCAGGACGAGGGCCGAGACAAGGTCGTCGTTGGCTCCGGTATCCTCGCCGGCCCCCAGCCAGCCGGTTTCGTCCTCGACGATCGCCTGCATCTGCTGGATCAGTCGGATCGATCTGATCTCGAGGCGGCGCAGCATCAGGCTGTCGCGCACCTCGCTGAATATCTGTCGTTTGTTGTCGGCGTTGGTTTTCCAGTTGATGATGTTGCCCACTCCGCTCATGGAGTCGGCGCGCTTGTACAGGAACCAGCGCACCTGTCCGATCATCGACAGGATCGGGTCGCTGTTTGGCTCCGCCTGCAGGATGCCGCGCTCGGCCAGCTGGCGCAGGTTGCGCACCTCGGGCAGCACCGCGGCTCCAATGCCGGTCACCTCCAGGTTGGCCATATGGTCGCGATAGGCGCCAGCGAGGTGGGCGAGCACCCAGGCCAGCTGATACGTCAGCGGCCTGTTTGATTGGAATTCGGCAACCTGCACGATGCGATCGGAGTAGCAGCGGAACACTTCGACGGCGTGATCGTTGGCTTCGCCGCCGCCGCCGCCGGATGGATCGATGCCGAGGGCGTAGATGGCCTTTTCCTCGGGCGGCTCCCAGACCCGCAGGTTCGCTTCCTCGGGATCCGACACCTGCTCGATTCGGCTCGCCAGAAACTGTTCATCAAACGTGTATTTGTAGGCCTTCATCGGCGGGCCGGGATTGAGCGCCTCGGCGATCTCGAGCGTGCGGGCGGCCGGGAAGAAGCCGGACCCGGACGCGATGAAGCATTCCCGTTCGTGCCAGGGGAAATGCCGCATCATGTATTCCTCGGCGCGGAACTCGGACTCGCGCCGCCACCAAGCAATCTGCTCCGGCTTCACAACGTAGCCGTATTGTTGTTTGACGTATTTGGCCCGGTTGATCTCGTCCGTGGTCAGGTGCCCGTCCCAGTAAATCTTGTAGTCAGGGTCTCTCTTGGGAATGGTGTAGGTGGGATTGGCCCAGAAGCCGATGAAGATGAACCGCATGTGGCGGTCCTCTTTGGCCTGCTGGCAAAAGTTGTAGTACCAGTTGAAGCCGTTGGCGATCGACTCCCACACGTAAAGTCTGTTTGGATTGAGTCGCGCCAACGATGCCTTGAGCGATTCCACACCGGCCAAGCTGCGCCATTGCGCACACTCGGTAGCGTGCATCATGTTCAACGCCCGGGAAGCACCAAGGTCAGGATTGCTCCCAGCAGCAAGTAGGTCAATAACACTGCGATTAGCAAAGGCCAGTCCGTTTCGGTTGTTTTGTACGAGCTTGTGGTCCGGCGATCGCCACTCTGGCGGAAGCGTTTCCAGCAGCGACGCAAAAATCCTGCGAAGGCGTTCGAGGTTGTCTGTTCTGTCGGCAATGATTGCTCCCTGCACGCCGGGATTGGCGAGTGCCCAAAAAAGTTCAATGACGGAGCAGACAGTCGTTGCCGCCATCTGCCGCGATTTCAGAATCACGAATTCATGGACGCCCTCTGACAGCCCCTTGGCGATGGCGTCGATGATCATGCGCTGCGACAGCCACGGCTCGACCCGTCCGCGGCCTGATTCCTTAGTGTCGATTTCTACTGATCCAAGCAGGTCGTAGATGCCCTGGCGGATGGTACTCACGGAGCCGGAACTCCGAGGTCGAAGAGGTCGTTGGTGTCGCCTGATGCGGGCGCCGGAGGTGTGTCGGGAAAGACCACCGGCCCGTAGCCGCCGATGTCGGGAGCGGGCGTGTAGCCGCCGATGTCGGGAGCGGGCGTGTAGCCGCCCGCCGGTGCGGGCGCCGCCATCGGCTGTTGCATCGCCGACTGCATCGATGGCTGCGCTGCCTGCATCGCCGCCAGATTGGAAACCCACGAGCCTTGGTTCTGGGCGTATCCACCGGTGGAGATGTCGGAAAGACTGCTGTAGGACCCTCCGGTATTTTGTCCGGTATCTTGTCTTGGCGTTTGGGTGGTCCCGATACTAAACGGGTCATTCGACGCGACTTGCCGCCCCCCCTGATTGGGTGTGCGGACCGCGGGGGTGCCTCCTGTGAAAGTCGATGGGGGAGCGACCATCGCTCCGGGGTCGAACGCAATCTGCATATCCATCGGAGATAGATTGGTCGCCAAGCCCTCCTGGGTATCTTGGAACGGCGAAAGCCCAAGGTTTGGCGTTTGGTCCTTCGTTGGGGTCGGGTTAAGCAAGGCTGGATCAACCGAACCTTGATTATTCACAAAACGTCCGTCGGCTGTGACTGTCGCAGGCTTATTGAAACTTCCAGGCTGCAGGATTGGATCGCCGAAGGCCGTTGCCCCGTACGAGACAACGGGGTTGAACGCCGATGGAAAATTGCCACTCGCGTTGGGGTCAATCGGCTTGATCAGGGAATCTTGTTGTTGCCCAGCCGGAAACATTTTTGCAGCCAGGGTGGGGTCCATCGGATTCACCTGCTGCTGGGTAAGGTCCGGGGTCACCATCTGCGTCCCTGTCCATGGATCATATGGTGGAGTGCCGCTGTAGGCGGCGGGGTTATACATTCCCGGCGCTAAAGCTCCTGGGATGGTGTTGGTAGGAAACCCTGTGATGTCTTGGGTTTTGAATCCAGTAAGCGGCAACTCGCCGGCTTGTGCTGGTGTGCTGAACGCACCGCCCAAAATGGACCGCATGTAATCTCCGAACGACATGCCCTGGCCGCTCTGACCCTGCGCGGTCTGGGGAGCAGTCTGTTCGGCACCGCCGGTATCGGCTCCAGGAAAGTTTCCGCCTTCGCTGGGGCTTGTGTCCTGTCGACCCCCATCCTGCACGCCGCCAGCGAATTCTCTGCTTGGATCGTTGGCATTAGGATCGCCAGTCTGCTCCGCGCCGCCAGTGTCGGCTCCAGGAAAGTTTCCGCCTTCGCTGGGGCTCGTATCCTGCCAGCCCTGGTCCTGCACGCCACCGCCGAATTCGTTGCTGGGATCGCTGGCATCAAAGCCGCTCGGACTCTGATTGCCGCCGGTTGGATCGCTCAGGTCTGTGCCAGGATCTTGCCCACCACCGTCGGCAGTGGAAGCAAAAGCATCGCGGCCACTGCCTTCGCTGGCGCGACGACCACCACCGTAGCTGATGCCGTAGTTGCCACCGTAGTTTCCGCTGACGCCGCTGTAGGTGTTGCCGCCATAGCTGCCGTAACTTCCGCCGTAGTGGCCGCTGTCGTAGCTGCCTCCACCGTAGCCGCCGCCGCCACCATAGCCGCCGTCGCCACCGTCGCCAGACATGAGCATCCACGACGGGTCGCGAAAGTTGAAAAGATCAAAGATGATCATGATCAGAACCCTTTCCCTAGCTTGTGGGAAATCCGTCGCCGTTGCGGAAAGGCCACTGGTTGGCGGTCAGCTTCGGCATCACCGGGCGCGT